TACTCGTCGTCAGTGGAACACACAGCCAACTGCGTGGACAGGTGGGTGAACTGCCCCAGCAGCGCACCGTTGACCGCCAGCGCGTCCGCCAGTTCGTCCGTTAGCCGCTCGATCTTGTACTCCAGGTTGGGGTAGCTTTCACAGTCTTTTTCAGCCATCACCATACCGCCAAGGGTGCCGCCGCTCATAAGATAAATAACAGGCAGCATCCACGGTCCGAACTTCCCCAGGGCTGCGATCTGTGTTGCTGGGTTTGTGGTCGGTGGGTTGGGCATGTCTCAAAGTAGCAGATCTGAACTTGGGCGACCATAAAAACGACAGCAAAACTACCGGCGTGCGGCAACGCTTCCAAGCAGGCGCACCACATCGGCCAGCCTGGTGCGCGGCGTCTTATCGTCGCGCGTGTCCAGGTCGATCCCTGGTGTAACGCCAACAAATCCTCCAAAGATCCGGGCCATTAGTTTCCCAGCCCGCTGATCGGCTGCGTCCTGTCCAGCCTCATAGGCGGCGCGTAGCGCCCCGATAAGCGCCCGCTGTTCGTCGCTGGTGCATCGTGACAGGACAGCGGCCAACTGCGGGTTGTCCGCCGCGTCAACAGCCGCCAGGACGGCGGGTAGGGTTGTGGGGTGTTTATCCGGCATAGTATGCTCCTCCTGATTTAGTTAGGTCCATGGCGATCCGCTGGTAAGCGTCCGAAAACCGATAGTGATCGTCCGCGTTTCCTTCGTCCCAAATATAACGATCGCCCCTGGCTGACAGCACCCGCTTGGGTGCCTGCATTTGATCTTGCCAGCCCTTCACGCTCCATACGTCCTCCGGGTAAATCCGGCGCGGTGGATTTACCCGCAGATCGTCCATGGTCGCGTCCAGCAGCTGGGTGCGGTCTACCGTCACCACGCGGCGCGTGTGATCCAACCGCATCCCGTAGTCCTCGTGGCCGATCCGGTCGGTGGCGTGAAACTGACAAAGCCACAGATCACACACGCCGCTCGCCATACACTTGTCGCGCAACTCCTGCGCTTTTCGGGTTTCCGGCCTCGCGTCAACAACTGCGCAGTTTACGCGATAGCGCACCAACATGTCGTACAGCTGTTCAAAGGTTCGGACGGTGCCAGTCCAGATCCCGATCCGGTGGTGCTTCTTGGTTTCTTCGTCGATCCGCAAGATCGAAATGTCCACGTTTAGCTCCGCGCCAACATCGATCCCAGCCACCACGATCTCCCCGTCCAGCCTGTCGGCCCCACCGTGATCCATTGGCGGCCCACTCGCAGCTGCGGCCAGGCTTTCCATGTCCACAGACGCGCCCTTTGGCGTGTAGGGCCGGCCCAGGACAGAACAGTGGAAGGCTGACAGCTTGGCGCTGTTTCCTTGCGCCTCCCGCCACTCGTGCCACAGCTGCCGCAGATCTTGCGACAGCACGTCCAGGCGGCTGATCTGATACCCCCGGCGCGGCTCGCTTGGCCGTTCGGCTACCCACTCCCCGCGCTCCTCTCCTCGGATAAATGGCTGGCCACAACGGCGGCACACTGGCCGCAGTTCGCCAGCTGCGGCGCGCTCGGTGTCGCGAACACACCACCGGCCGGCGCTGTCCCTGTCTACCACATTCACCTCCCACTCCAGGGGCTGCCGCTCGCCGCAGTGGGTGCAAGTGTGGTGCCATCGTCGGCCGTCGCTCGCGTCAAACAGGGCGGCAACGCCCACGCCTGGTAGGGTTGGGTTTCCTATCCTGAACAGCTGCGGGTATGGGCTGGCGCGCAAGCGGTCACGGGCCAGGGCCAGGTTTGACTGCACGCAGCGATCGAACTCATCCACGATCACCACATCGGCCGAAAACTCGATAAAATCGTTAGGTGTGTTTGAACCAAGGAATAACAGCGATCCCTTTCCGAACTCTTTGATCCGCAGACTGCCCAGGTTCCCGCCTGGCAGCAGCGCCTTGTAGGCTTCCACCGACTGCAACACAGGATGCACGCGCCGCTGCACAAACCGATCGCGCAGCTGGTAGGTGGGCAGAACATAGGCGCAGATCCGGCCAGCCCAGCCGGTGCGCTCCAGGGCAAGCTGGATCAGCAACTCAGACCAGCCAACTTGCACTGCCTTCATGGCATCGAACCCGTCGATATTGGGTGCATCGCAATACAGCTCGATCAGGTATGGTTTGTCCTTGAATGATAAGGGATCGCCGCGCGTTGTTCTGTGGTGCCGCATAGCGATCCCCAGAAGCGGCCATTTATCTCCAACCGCTTCGATCATCTGTGTGGTGTTGGCTGGACTGGTCACAATACCCCCTTGCTACGTTTTCGGCCCAACACCTTGCGCTTGCGTTTCGTTGTTATTGGCTTGCCTCCCTGTCGGGGCTTTGGACGCGGTGCGCTCTCGGCCTCGCCTTGATCAACCAGTCGCTGGTGCGCTATTTTATAGTTGTTTGGGTCCAACTCAACCCCAACAAATCGCCGCCCCAGCCTGGCGCAAGCTACCCCGGTTGTTCCGCTTCCCATGAAAGGATCAAGCACCACATGGCCGGGCCTGGTGATTAGTTCCACCATCCACTCCATTAGGCTGGTGTGCTTGACGGTCGGGTGGTTGTTGTAGTCTCGGCAGGCGTCTGCGCCGGTAGCCTTTGGCGCGTATTTGAACCGGGGTAGGCGTTCGCTTGCCCCTGGGCTGTCCTCGTCCAAAAGGGACACAGGGCAGTCCTTTGCGCAGCTGCCGTCTGTGCAGGCTTCTGCGTGGGTCATCGTTGCGTTGGCGGGCCACCTGCCGCCCTCTACTTTTTCGCTGTCCGCTCGGCAGCCGTCAATGTTGATCGCGCCAACGTCATGGGCGATCACGTTTCGGGCGACAGTGCTTTCGCCCAGTGGGGCGCGAGCCATAATCCAGTGTTCTGCTGCCGGTTTTAGGTTGGTTCCCCACCCTTCCCAGCGCTTGGCGCTTTCGCTTGCGGCGGTGGTTATCTTGCTGGCTTCAGTGGTTTGGTTTTCTCCATACCTGTTAGCCCACAACCGAACACCGGACGGGGCTTTGTATTCGCCTACAATGTCCCGATCTGCCCAGTGGTTTCCGGGATCTCCCTTGTTTCCATTCAACTCCACCAGCAGCTGCGCGATCTCATCCGGCACGGACTCATGGTCAATTCCAAGGAGATCCAGCAACTTCGGCACCTGTTCAAGCGTGGGGATCATCGGCTGGCTGGCCTTCGTTGTCCAGTGCCCCGCCATCCCATTGGTGCCAAACGCCGCGTCGATCTGCGCGTTTTTTACCCCTGCGCGATCTCGCTGTTTGCGAATCCATTGTGTAACCGTTCGCAGCTGATCCGGGGTGTGTCGGCTGTGGTCTATCCCTGCGCCCACGTCCTTGGATTTAGGCATTCCGGTGCCGCACAAATGCACTACAACGTCGCGCACTTCCCAGCCGGCGTTTTCCATGGCGTACATGGTCCAGTGGGCCGTCCTTGGCAGCGCCCACACCAGGGCGTACCCACCAGGACGACAGACGCGCAGCGCCTCCCGCATGATCCCCTCCAGCCAGGACACCCATTGATCCCGGCCGCCCTTGTCACCGTCCCAGCCAAGCCCCAGCAGGTTGATCCCGGCAGGCGGATCGCAGATCACAGCGTGCGCCAGTCCGTCCGGCAAAGATCGTAAAACCGTTCCGCTGTCGCCATTGTGAAGCCAGGGCCACAGGATTAGATCCCTGCTCATTGATCACACTCTCCGCACCGGCCGGCTGTTTGCCAGGTGGGCGTGTGCGATCCCATCCATGCCCCCATGCTGTTGTAGCTCACCCACTCGGCAGCTGCGTGCAGCGCCTCGTTGTATTCTTTTTCGGTTGTCGTGTGTTCGATCGCCGCCAGGGCTTCGATCGCCCTTGTTTCGCTGTAAACCACAACCCAGGGCGACGGGTTTGGCCTGTCCCAGCCATCGCGCGGATCGCAGGTTATCCCAACGATCGCCTTGTCGTAAATGTCGCGCGGCTCCAACAGTATCGCGCCGGGCTCCACTTTTCCCAGTGCATCGATCAGCGCTTCCGTAGGGTTCGGATCTGCGCCCACAACTGCCCCGCAGCTGGTGCAGTCGGTTAGGCCCGTGTAGGTGTCCAGGCGGTGGTTTTCTTTGTCGTCGCAACAGGTCATGGTGCCCCCGGTGGTTTGTCGAATATGCAGGACTCTGCGCGGGGCGGTTGGCTGATTAGCTCCCAGGTGAGGTAGCGGTGCCCGCTGGGTGACTCCCACACCTTGACCCTGGCACCGACGCCTAACAGTTCGGCACGGCCGACCATTGACGACTTGGCCACCTCCAGCAAATGCTCCAGGCTGGCCCTGTTTAGGTACATGCGCACGTCCTGGCCGGACAGCGGCCCGTAGATCGTTTCTTCGCCAACCAGCCGATCGGCGTGGCCGTCAACCTTTCGCGATCCGCTGTGGTTTAGGATCTCATTAGCCCCGGTGAATAGTCTCTGTTTATTCATTCTTCGCCCTCCTCCTGGTGGGTTTCTTGTGAGCGCGGGACGGCTCGCAGGATGGCCTGCAACTCGTCCACCTCGTCGCGCATGGCCTCAACCAGCGCGGCCTCGCTGCCTGTTTTTCTGGCTTGCTGAATCCTCACAGACTCCACAACGTGGTGGTGTTCGTGCTGCACCTGCTGCTGCACTGCCACATGTTCAGTAGGAAGCCCCGTAAGCAGTGCGCGCGCTTTCAGCAGGCTGGGCACGTCACGGACGGAAACCTTTAGGGTGCCATCCTTTACCCGCTTGGCAACCAGGCCCAGCACAGCGTCAATTAGCAGCACCTGCCGGCGCAGATCCTCGGACCGCAGGTGATCGCGCTTCACACGGTAAGCAAGATCGCGCTGTGCGCGGCCTTCGTCCACCAGCTCCACCTCGTTGGATGGCAGCGCGCTGGCGTATCCGTTGGCTTTCGGCTTGGGCGGCAGCACCTCCGAAACCTCCACAGCTGGGGCGGCGTTCTTGGCTGTGGCTGGTTTGTCCTCTTTCACGGGTGGTTTTTTGTCCAGGCGGCTGCCCATTCCGACGCGCTGTCTGCGAATATCAGCACGCAGTGCGGCAAATCCGCAGCTGTCCAACAGCACGTCCATGGCTGCGCGCATTGTGTCCGCTTGCTCGGTTCCCACATGCTCCTCCATTCGGCGGCGGTACAGATCCAGGGTGATATATTCGCAGTTAGGAACCTGCGCGCAACGCACAGCCCAGCCGTGCCTGCGCTTCCAGTGCCTAATGTTTGATTCGTTCAAGCCCGCAGCCTGGGCGATCAGTCTGTTGGATCGCTCGTGCGGGTTCGCCATCGCCCACAACAGCATGGCCTCCCACGCCTTGTCGGGTTCGTCCTCGCGCTGCCGCAACGCTTCCGGGGTGTGGATGCTTCCATCCTGGGCGGGGGGCAGATCTCCGCGTCCGCCTGTTCGATCCACTGCTTCCACCTATGCCTCACCAGGCGTAGCAGCTGCAACAAAGGCCAGTAGCGCCTCCTCGTCGTACTCCAGGCGCGTGTCCGGCTCCAGGCTCAAGCATACGGAACAGGCGCAGCCTTCAGGCTCCAGCGGCCCCTCCTGCCACCCCTCACAAACCGATCGCTTGTTGATCTCGATCATGGCCTCCTGAACAGCCTTTAGGTGCCATGGAAGATCTGACAGATCGCTGTCCGGTGCCATGTTTTCGGGCAGGTATGCCTGCAAACCGTTTTCGGTGAAAACCAGGGCCGCGTCGCCTGGTGCTACCTCGATCAAAACCACGCCCCCGGTGTTGTTATTTCTCATGTTGTCGTCGTCCATCTGTTGATCTCCCTTGCTTCCACTTTACCCGCTTGTGGCGTTTTTGGCTCACACCCGCAACCGCAAGCAGCGCACAGCGCCAGCGGCGTGTGCCTCCGCAGCTGCGGGCGCACCGTGTTGCACTTCAACAAGGAAATAAGGGCGGCCGGTGCTGTCTGTCGCGAGCGCTCGCACCTCCTCTACCGTTCCTTGGTGCTTGTTCGCTAACCGCACCCAGGCCGATTCGTTATCGCTCACCTCCAACAGCCAGGGCTCCCTGTGAAGCTCCACACATCCCTCCGCGCCCAGCAGGACTACGGGTCGGTGTGGTGGTGCGGTGTGTCTCATGTTGCCATCCTTGGGGTGTCCTGCGGGCTGCTGGGGTGGTACAGATCGACAGCACTGGGCTGGCAGGCTGCCAACTGGCGGCTGTCGCACCCCAGCAGCACCTGCGGCTTGCTGGCTTGCGCCCGCACCACAGGCCACTGCGCAGGGCAGCGGGCCAACCAGTAGTAGGCCAACCCGCCGTAAATCGCACAGGCGGCCCCGTTAGAGTTTCCGCAACTGCTCGATCGCGAATGTGTAGCCCTCCATCATTTCCGCGCCCAGTTCGCGCTCCACAGCCAATAGGCCGCGCGACACAGGGGCAGCGCCACCCGCCGCCCAGCAGCAGGTTGCAAAGTGAATCACAGCCCAGCGCCGGCCTTTGAAGGTTCGCAGGCTGGAAATGTTCGCCAGAATGTTGGCGGCCAACTGCAACGTGCCGCGACGGTCGCGCTTTCCCTTGCTTTTCAGACCTTCAACACCGATCCCGCAGTCGTCCCACTCCCAGGACACCGTGCCCTCGCAGGGGCACAAGCCCAATCCCTGATCGTCACAGGCGGGTCGCGTTGACACCGTGCCGGTGCCCTCGCAGGTGTAGCAAATCCCGTTGTCGATATGTGAAAACGCGCGAATGATGCCGGATCCGTCGCAGTTGTGGCAGGTGTAGGCGGTTGACTTATTCATGTTGTCCTCCTTGGATGTTATTACCATACCCGGTCGCGTAGTAGACTGTCAAGCGAAACTTGTTTTGATCACCCCTTGTAGGCGCGTTGCAGAACCTCGCGAACCTTGCACCGGCTGAACCCGCGCACGCCCGTGGACACCTCCACCGCGCACACGCGGCCAGCCTTCACGCTGAACCACACCTGGCCATCCTTGTGCCAGGCGGTGAACCCCTGCCCGAACCGCTCGATCGACAGCTGGCCGATCTCAGTTTCCACAACCTTGGCCGGGTAGCTGTACGCGGCCTGCGCAGGTGTCGCAGCTGTGGCGGAAACCTTGCCCACAGCGCCACACGCATAGCAGTCGCCGTTGGCGATATGGGAGAACGCGCGCAGGTGGCCAGTGCCACCACATTTAGGGCAGTCCACCATGTTAGCGCGGGCGGCGGAGCCTCGAACGCCTGAAATGCCGATAAGGTTTGTCATGTTGTCCTCCTTGGATGTTCTTACTATACACGGTGGTGTAGTAGGGTGCAACGGTTACTTTTCAGATCGGTGAACTTTTTTGCAGAACGCTGCGCGCTAACGAAAACGGCCGCCCCTGTGGGCAGCCGCGTGTGTTTGTGGGCTTGACGGCCCCGGCCGCTACCCGGCAATAATGCGACGGGCAGCAAGGCCGAAAACGTAGGCGATCCGGTCAGCTGTCCAGGCGTCCATTCCTGCGCGAACCATGGCGGCCGCGTTAGCAGCTGCATCCACCACCAGGGTGGTGCCGTCACGGGTCACCAGCTCCAGGTCGTGCTCGCCTTCAGTCACCTTGACCGCCAGGCCATGCGCCGGGCTCTCTGTGATTGTGTAGCTGCTGCCGTCGAATGTGTGAACTTTGTTTTTCATGTTGTCCTCCTTGGATGTTCTTACTATACACGGTGGTGTAGTAGTTCGTCAAGGGCTGAAAGCAGGAAAAGCGAAATAAACCAGATCAGCGCTTCCAGCGCAGATCGGCGTGGTTGCAGCCCAGGATCTCGCGCGCCACTGTGTGCAGCAAGGGCTCGCCCCACACGGCCGCCCAACCTTCAGCGCCAACACGCTCTTGCACGCCTTCACAGCACGCCAACCACTGAATGGTTACCCAGCCCTCGTCGTTCATTTTCAGCACATCCAGGCCGTAGCTGTTGCCCTCCTGGGGCTCCTCGCAGAATGGGCAGACCATAACCGGCGCGGGGTTTTCTATATCTTGTCCCATCTCTACCTCCGGCCCTGCAAACCATCCAGCGCAGCCCGCGCTATTTGCACAGTATTGGCCATTTCATGGGCGGCGTGCCCGTCTTTGATTACAGCCTTTGCGTGTGTCCACCACACATCGACACGGCGCACAACCTCCACAGCTCGCAGGTGGCCCCTGGCCCTGGCTGCGGAAACCCGGCCAACCCCACGGCACAGCGAACAGCTAACGGTTTCCACGCGCCACTCGCTTGATCTTGCTTCCTATATCCCGCGCCCCACACACGACGGTGTGCAGCGCAAACACTGGGCCGCATCCGAACACAATCAACGCGGCCACCAGCAGCCTGGTGGACGCCGATTGGGCCGCGTCGAAACACCCGGCCCGATTCTTTTTCCTTGTTGTTGTCATGGTTGAACCTTGTCTTCTGTTGTACCACTATCCGCGCTCCCGGTACACCACCGCGACGCAGCCGCCGCTCGTCACTTCGGCGCGCTGGTACTGGGTGATCGGCCTGGGCGCGATCGATTGATCAGCCAAAAACACAAGCGGCTGCGCTGGCTCCGCTGGCTCCGCCACCTTCCATACCGGTGGCCACCCAAACGATCGATCCTGGTGCGGGTCAAGCACCTGGTGGCGCTCGGTTCTGCCGTCGCGCCGCAGGAACAGGGCCGCGCCGATACCGTTGGCTGCATTGGCTAAATCGACAAAAAAAGTAACTGCGTGACGTTCAAACATGGCGCACCCCCTGTTCTGGCGGGTGGCTGCCTTGCAACTCCAGAACTGGAACCCAGCGGCCCAGTTTTGGATCGGGCGGCCAGCGCTGCACCCCATCCTCGCGGACGGTCGGCAGCTGCG